TCACGGGTTGGTACAAGTCTGTGTATGAACCAACATTCACGGCAAAGCCTGCTGAAACAGGCAAGTAACGGAGGTATGAGCAATGACGAATGAACGCAGTTCTGTAATTACAATCGGCGGTGAGCAGCATGAGATGATTCTCACCACAAGGGCGACAAAGGCTATTTCGGCAAGATACGGCGGCTTGGACAATCTCGGCGACAAGCTGATGAAATCCGAGAATATGGAGATGGCGCTTGATGAGATAATCTGGCTGATTACTCTGCTTTGCAATCAGAGCATTGAAATCTACAACCTCAGAAACAGCGAGAAAAAGCCGCTGCTCACTGAGGAAACCGTGGAACTTCTCACTTCTCCGGGCGAGCTTGCAGAGTACAAGGACGCTATCACCGAAGCTATGCTGAAAGGCACAAAGCGCAATGTGGAAAGTGAGGATACATCAAAAAACGCAGTAACAGTCGGGTAAACGACGCTGAATTGTTTACCCGGCTGTTCTATTACGGAACGGCGCAGCTGCACCTCGCTTCAGAAGATGTGTGGCTTATGCCGTTCGGGGAGCTGCTTGATTTATGGGAGTGCCATAAGCAGTTTATGGGGATTGCTAAACCTAAACGTGAAGCGGATATTGACGAGGTTGTGCCGATGTGGATATAAAAACTGCTCTGCGTTTATAGCATAGCAGTTTTTATATTAGTACATAACGCTATGCGGCTTATTAGAAATAATATTAATGCTTTTTTCGAGACACTTCATACAACTGATGTTGCCACTGACACGCTGCTTTGTTGTATTGAATCTCTTGGAAAAAGTTGCTATAACCAAGCGCGTATCTTGACTACCATTAGTCTTGATAAAGTTTTCAATTGCTCTCCTGATGTTATGGTTAAATATTGCTTTGTTCATAACATTATTCCTCCTGTAAAAATTTATAACTAGCTCGACGTTTAATAGTGCAATTGGGAATAAAACGAATGCCGAGCTCAGGATGTCCTGTAATATAAATATAGAAATTCTTGCCAAGAACACCCGCATTGCCTCTGTCGATTTGTGACCATTCTTCTTCTGAATAGGCATCAGGAACACAAAAAATCTCGTGTTTCTCTCTGAATTCTGTCTTCACAACTCTCCTAACCACCTCATCTACTGAAAAAATCGTAGTCTCGTTGAAGAGCTTATACCTAATATATTCCTGAATATTCATTCTCCTTTCCGCGGCGTCATTTTTTAATCGCTCGCTGTACTCTTCATTTAAATCGAACCTGAATGTTGCCATAAGAAAAATCCTCCTTACAAAATCATCGTCTGCTGACGTTGTATTTATTATAACATCGTCTGCCGTCGTTGTCAAGAGGTTATTAAAAAATTTCATAAAAATTATACCAATAGAGCTATTTGCAAAAAGAGGTGACGCAGAATGTCCGAGAATTTCGGCTTGAAAATCGGTCTTGAGGGTGAAAAGGAATTCAAGAAATCCCTCGCTGAAATCAATAATGCTTTCAAGGTTCTAGGCTCTGAAATGAAACTTGTGGACTCGCAGTTCGACAAGAACGACAAATCCGCCGAGGCGCTCACGGCGAGAAACCAAGTCCTCAACAAGGAAATCGAACATCAGAAACAGAAGATAGAAATACTTCGCTCTGCCCTTGCCAATGCCGCAGAGTCATTCGGCGAGAACGACCGCCGCACTCAAAGCTGGCAGATACAGCTGAACAATGCGCAGGCGGCTCTGAATGGCATGGAGCGTGAACTGAATTCCAGCAACACCGCCCTTGAAAAGGCTGACAAGGGCTTTGACGACGCCGGAGATGAAGCAAAGGATTTCTCCGATTCCGTCAAGAAAGCCGCAGACACAAGCGAGGACGCTGACGGTAAGCTGAGTAAGCTCGGAGATACCGCAAAGAAAATCGGTGCGGCTCTCGGGGCGGCCGCGGCGGCAGTCGGGACAGCCTGCGTTGCCGCGGGAAAAAAGCTGTGGGACATGGCGAACGATGTCGGCTCGGCGGGCGATCAGATCGACAAGACCTCGCAGAAAATCGGTATAAGCGCCGAAAGCTATCAGAAGTGGGGCTATGTGTTTGAGCGCTGCGGCGCTGACGTAAACAACCTCCAGACGGGCATGAAAAAGCTGTCCACCGTCATTACGGACGCGGCGGGCGGTTCGGATTCCGCAGCCGAAAAGCTGTCTGCTGTCGGGCTTTCCATAGAGGAACTGAACGGAAAATCCCAGGACGAACAGCTGAGCATGGTAATCACGGCTCTGCAAGGCATGGAAGCAGGCGCAGAGCGTACCGCCGCCGCAAACGACCTCCTCGGAAAATCCGCTGTGGATATGGCGGCTGTCCTGAACACAAGCGTGGAGGAAACCGAACGTCTGAAGCAGGAAGCCGAGGATTACGGCATGGTTATGAGCAACGAAGCGGTTGCGGCTTCAGCGGCTTTTGAGGACAGTCTGACACGGCTTTCACACACCGCAGGCGGTCTGAAGAACCGCATGGTAGGAGAACTCCTGCCGGGAATAACGCAAATTACGGACGGACTTGCCGACCTCCTCGCAGGCAACGAGCAAGCTGCAGACGAACTGAAAAACGGCGTTACATCTGTTATCGACACTATCCGAACGCTGATTCCGCAGTTTGCGGAACTCATCACCTCGATTGCGGGAGCAGTCCTCGAAAGCGCTCCGGGTATCATCAAGGCGCTTGCGGACGGACTTCTGTCGGCTATCTCGGAACTTACTCCTACACTCGCAAAAATAGTGACCGAGATAATCTCGGCTCTGGTGGGACTTCTGCCGCAGATAGTTTCAGCCGGAGCGGATATTCTGCTGTCGCTTATCAAGGGTATTGCGGACACGATTCCACAGCTTGTTCCGCAGATAGTCGCTGTTGTCGTGGAGATAGTGAAAACTCTCGTGGACAACCTGCCGCTTATTTTGGACGCAGCTTTGCAGCTTATAACCGGACTTGCACAAGGCATTCTTGACGCTCTGCCTGTCCTCATTGAAGCCCTGCCGCAGATAATCACGGGAACCGTGGACTTTCTCATCGGCGCGATACCGCAGATAATCGAAGCGGGAATACAGCTTCTAACCTCGCTTGTGACGGCTCTGCCGGACATCATAGCGGCAATTGTGGAGGTAATTCCGCAGATAATTGACGGAATAATCAAGGCGGTGATTTCCGCTATTCCGCTCATCATCGAAGCAGGAATAAAGCTGCTTGTTGCGCTTGTGCAGAACCTGCCGACAATCATCACGACTATTGTCGCGGCTATTCCGCAGATTATTTCAAGCGTTATCGATGCTGTTATCGGAGCGATTCCGCAGCTTGTTGCGGCGGGCGTTCAGCTGTTTATTGCGCTGATTGAAAATCTCCCGACCATCATCGTGGAGATAGTCAAGGCTATTCCGCAAATCATAACCGGAATTGTTGACGCATTCGGCAGCTACTTTGGCAAGATGGCGGAGGTCGGCGGCAATTTGCTGAAAGGTCTGTGGCAGGGCATTTCTGACGCGGGCGCTTGGCTCTGGAATCAAATCAGCGGCTTTTTCGGCGGCATTGTAGACGGCATAAAGGACTTCTTTGGAATACACTCACCGTCTAAATTGTTCGCCAACCTCGGCGGCTTTATGGCAGAGGGACTTGGCGAGGGCTTCGGCGATGAGATGAAAGACGTTTCAAAAAGTATGCAGAACGCTATCCCATCAGATTTTGACCTCGATATGAACGGCACGGTTTCGGGCTTCAACGGAGTACAGACGCAGGCGTTTGATGTAACAATTCCGCTGAGTATTGACGGAGTTCCGCTGACTAAGGTAATATCCCGAATACAGTGGAATCAGAACAAGGTGACGGTAAGGAATGCGGGGGCGGTGTGATGGTTGAGATAATCGTAACCGAAAACGGAAATGTGCGAGGTGTGTTTAAGCGGGTGATTTCCGCATCGCTTACCGACAGTCTGAACGGAGAATGCACCTTTCAGTTTTCTGTTATTTCATCGGCGGCAAAGGAGATTTTCACAGGGCTTGAGGTCGAACTGAAAAGCGACACGCTGAATTACCTTTTCAATGTGGTGAAAGTGTCGAAATCCCTTTCAAACGGCATTGCAATTTGCACCGTGGAGTGCGAACACAAGTCCTACGAACTGAACAACGATGAATACAAGCTGACTGAATTTGACTTCGAGGGCGCTCCGGGTGAGTGCCTTATTTCTTTGCTTCATGGCACTTCTCTGACCGCAGGAATATGCGACCCGACCGTCCCGATAAAGCTGAAAATCAACCGAGAATGTACCCGCAGAGCCGCCTTAATGCAGCTAATTGCGCTCTGCGGAGGAGAACTAGAGTACAACGGAAATGAGATAAATATTCGTTCGCACAGAGGTTCGCAGGACTACATCAGCATTATGGACGGGAAAAACGTGTCCGACCTCACAATGGAAACCGACAACCGTTCCGGTACTACAAACTACGGGCTGACGCTGTACAAGAACGTCAATTTTTCGGTCGGCGACAATGTGCAGATAGTGTTCCACCCGTTCAACCTCAACGTAAACACCCGCATAATTGCTATGAGTTTCAACCCGTACAACCGCCGTGAAATTTCAATCGAGGTCGGAGATTATCGTCCGAGCATTTCAGACAATCTCTATCAGATGGAGCAGAAAACGAACGAGATACGCAAGGACGTTGGCGAATCCACTGCGGAACTGAAAACTGCGACAAACAGTGCGGATATTTCGATTACGGAGAAGTCACAGCGGCTGTTCCAAATTACTTACAATGCGATTCAAGCGACATACGCGGCGTTCTGTTCGACCGTGAAATTCGTCATTTCAGCCGCAGGAACTCTCGCGTTTATTCTGAAAAAGAATGAAAACGAGGTCATGAGGTATGAGGAGTATTTCAGCGAGGGTCCGCACACAAAGACTTATACATACCCGTTCACATCGGAGGTCGGTCAAAATACAATGTCGCTCAGTGTGATTTCGGCTGACGGCGCAGAGGG